CGTTCCTAATGCTTGACCTAATGGATTAAAATCTGCCGATTCAAGAATTTGTTGTGTAGTTGTGCCTACACCACCTTGTAAGGCAAATCTACCTAATTTTGGTAAAGTATTTTTTGCAATATTTAAAGGATTAATGCCACCACCTGTACCTAATTGGGCAGTAAAATCCATTGCTTTTAATAAAGGAGTATTTGGTTCAAATTCAGGTTTTAATACCCCTGAATGAATTAAGGCATTAGTAACAGGTTGCGAAAATTTACCCAACTGAGCATCAGGAGTCGTTGCATAACGATATAATTCCATAGCATTTGGAATTGCTCCAGTAACAACATCACCTAATCCAGCCATACCTTTAATTGCACTTTGTCCTAACACACCTAACGTGCTTCTAGGTTTTGTTTCAAATATGTTTTGTTCTTGAGCTTGTGCAAATTCTTGTTCTTTGGCTTGATTATAAGAATCGGTAGCTAACCGAGTCATTTCAGAAACAGATAAACCATTAGGCATTTTAAATTGATGAACTTGACCATCATCCATTTTAAATTGCTGAATTGTTGTATTTTCTGTTGTCATTTTACTGGTCCAAGATATTCAACATTACCAACATTTACAGGTTGTAATTTTAAATTACCTGCAACTGGCATATCTTTTATACGCTGATTGTATTGATTAACCATTGCTTTTGTTACGTTATTTTCAATTTCAAGTTGTCTCTTTAAGGCTGTTGCATCATAAGTAATACCGCCTAATTTAGCTTTTTCTAAGAAATCTCTATCGGCATTACTAAATCCATTTCCTGCACCCAAACCTGATGCTTTAATTGAATCTAAAACTGATCCAGCTCTTCCTGCTAATAATTGTTGGGTATTTGCAACAATGTCACCTTTGCCACCCACACCAATTGCTTGACCAAATCTAGCTAAATCTAAACGCTGATTTGCACCAATTCCAGTTATAACATTTCCACTTTTTAACAAATCAAGTTGTCTTTGATTGTTAGCTAAAATTTGTGGCGCACTTCTTGCTACTTGTATTAATGCCTTATCTTCCATAGCTAATTCTTTGCCAAATGTTTTGTTATATTCACTTTCACCACTAAGAATATTTGTATTTACTGATGCGCCAGCTTTAATTTTTTTATGGACTTCTTGATCTATTAACTGTCTTTGTTGGTCAGTCCATAAATCAGGATTTGTTGGGAATCCCAGTCTTTCTGCTGCTGCTGCATTTACTCCAGCGGCAACACGTTCTTTAGGATTGCCTTTAGCAATTTCTGTAGTTGTTCCTGTTTCAGGATTATATATAAACCGTTTTTCATTTTCACGCAAATTAAATTGCTCAGGTGGTTTAAGTTTTTGAGCTAACAATGTCTGACCAATCATTTGACCAGTTCTACCTTGTGCTTTTAATGCTTCAAATAATGCTTCTTTTGAATTAGGAGCTTGACCAATTTGTTGTTCAACAGCAGGCATTACATTACCCATATCATCACGCTGAATCTGTGGCATGATAGCAGCTTTATAATCAGGACTACCAAATTGCAATCCAAGTATTTTTTGAGTTTCTTTAGCTTCTCTGTCTCTAATTGCTTCCGCTAATTGAGCAGCTTTAATATCTGCTTTTTCAGCTAATCGTTGTCCTTGATACAAATTAACTAATGGAAGAATATTTTGAAAGAAACTAGGTGCAACATAACGACCACTAACCATTTGACCTTGTGGTTGTTGATTTTGTGACATTAACATTTCTGCCAAGCGTTGTTGGCGAGTAATTTGTTGTTGCTGTGCGTAATCTTCAGGAGATAACGTACCTAAGTTTCCGAATTCATTTGCCATTACATACTCCATCCAGCGTTAGGATTGTAATTATTGCCATAATATTGTTGTGCAACATTAGCCCCTTGACCAACATCAGGTTGTAAAGTATCACGACCATATTTAGAATTCATATATGCTTGTGCATTTTGCATAGGTGTAACACCATCTTGATTTCTTAATGCTTGTGCCAATGCCACTTGACTTGCACTCCCACCTAATTGTTGACCTTTTTGAGTCATCCCAGCTTGTTGCACTTGTTGATTTTGCTGTTGTAATGCAGCATTTTGCATAGCTTGTTGTTGAGCAATATTCTGAAATACAGGCGATAAACCTTGCTGATCTTGAGAAAAACCATTGGGCATATACATTGATGTGTAAGGGTTATCCATTTAACACTCCATAATTAACCATTTTGTATCCATCAGGTCTAGTAATAACCGCTTCAGGTATAACTTGTTCAACCTCTTGCGCCATTACACCAATAAATTTACCATGCCCAGCTTCATCTTTCCATTCAGGCTTATATTCGTATTCGTAAACAGGCAAGCCATTAGATAACCAACCAATAGCTTTAATATTTTCTTTTGTTCTTATATCAGAAATTAATGCAGCACCACCAAGACCCATTAAACCAGCATTAAAGTTTGCTTGTTGAGCAACTTTTGAATTAAAATCGCCCATCTGAGCGTTGTATCCCATTTGTGATGCGCCCAATACATCAGGGCCAGCAGTTGTTGCTTGTGAAGGAGTATTTACAAACGTAGGATTTTGTACTTGTGCGCCACTACGCAATGCATTTAATGTATTTAAAGGCAAATTGTAATTAGTCATTGCTTGGTTATAAGCCTGTTGATTAGCTTGCAAACCAGTACCAAATCCTTGAGTTGTCGCAGCAGCCAACAAATCATTTTCTTTTTGACCTAATGCTTGTTTTGCTCGCATATATGCTTCAGATCCAACTGGTATACCTGAATTTGCTAACTGGTTATCTAATTGCTCTCTCGATTGTTGTATCTGAGGGGCAAGACGTTGCATATAAGCATCTTGATAATTTTGACCTGCATTAATACCAACTTGAGGCAAATTAGGATTAAATCCTTGAGCCATTGTTTGATTGACATTAGCTAATTGATTATTAATCGATGAACCTAAACCTAAACTTGTTTGATTTTGAGTATTTAATAGGGCTTCACCTGTTGGAGATAAAGATGTAGTAGCAGTCCATGTCGGATTGCCATATTGATCCGTTCCGCTCTGAACGTAATCTAAGTTTCCATACGGAGTTACTTGATTAACACGATTCGCAGCAGTCGCAGCTCTCGCAGCTTCTAAATTACCTGTCGAGGTTGCTTGTGCTGCAGCCGTATAATCAGGAGGAGGAGGCGCACTTGCCGCTGGCCCTAATCCTAAAAATCCACCACCACCCATATCATTCTCCTATTAACTTTTTTAGAGGACATTGGATGTCTAAAAACCGACAATCTTCTTTCCTCATAGTCATAATTACCAAATCCCCATCCATATGAGCATCAGGTATTTCAGCTACAATTTTAAAGCCTAAGTGTCGGTTTAACCTTAGTGCATCAGCGTTATCAGCGCATACTTGACCTATTATAACCCTAAGATTTAATTTATTAAAGGGGTAATCAAACGTAGCCCATAATAAATCTTTACTTGCCCAGTTAGAATCTGTTGCACCTATATGAATTTGACACGAATGAGGCATAAAATTGTTAAAACCAACAACTGCTGCTATTTGTCCATCTATTTCTTGACCAATACATCTTGTTTCTTCAGGTAAAGGATGATTCATAATCCTTACCAACCAATCACCTAAATATTTTTGGTTTTCAGTTGTAACCTTACGCATTACAATACACCACCGTTTTCCATAACATAGTCAGTAGAAGCCCAATGAAAATCAATGTTTTGTGAAGCAATATTTAGGTTAACCGATGCAGAAAATCCAAGTCCTGTGACACCTTGCCAGTATTTAGTAATAACTGCACCACCACCCCATGTGTTTTGATCCCATTTAGCTGTATCCCATACACCCGTTTTAATGGTTGCAGGATTAAACGCTATTTGATTGACCAATGGTACGGTATCAAAATCGGTAGAAATGCCACACAATACCGTTGGCATACCTCTATCTGTCTGAAATATAGGTCTAACAAGGGTAAATCGTTTTAACTGACCTGCTGAACCAAAATAATTGTATGCTTGCTGACAAGTTCCTGTAATGTTTGCGCCATTATCAGAAAATTCTGTAAAAAATTGTCCTACATACCCATTACCACCAAAATACATTTTTTCATTACCAGCCACTACAAAACAATAAGCATTAATGTTAGTAAATCTAGCCCATAACTTATTAATGGTATTCATTACATATTGTTCAATACCATCATTCGTAGGAATGTTAAAGATTAACATATTGGCTTCTGCAAGATAATTAATCTGCCATCCAAAATTAGCATAATATTGACTACAAGCCAAAGATACTGCGTAATAAATTTTATCTGTTAAATTAATTCTTGGGTCTAATCGGTCAGATTGTAGTTGTGCTGTTAATGGTACGAGTCCATCTTGAGTAAGTAACAATAAATCACCACCCCATTTAAAGAAACATCTACGGCTAAAAGTTTGACCTAATTGCCATAGTCCTTTCATTACCCATGCAGTAGGATCGCTAGGATTAGTTCCCTGATAAACAATAACTTCACCTAACGAACTAACAAATACAGCTAAGTCATCAACTCCATAACCAGCATCAAGAGTCCATGTCCCCATTGCTTGTAAATAACCACCATTGCGATAAAACGCACCAAGAGCAAAACTATTTGCTACACCTGATATTGCAGTTACATCTAAATACCAAAAACTGAGGCTGTTGTTCTGACAGAAATACAGTCTATTCTTAAATAAGTTGACGTTAACAAATGTGTTACTGTTGACACCTGTTATACCATTAACGGTATATGTTCCCATAACAGTAGCGTTATTGGCAGGTGCAGAAGCCATTGTGTAAGTAAAAGTCGTAGTTCCTGTAACTGTAATTGCATAAGTACCATTAAACTGACTAGGTGTTGCTCCTGAAATAGTAACTCGATTACCTGTGACTAATCCATGTGCGACCGCTGTTGTTAATGTAGCCGTTAAATTGCCTGTGCCGCCT